TCTGCTATGATATCATACAAAAGGACAGGGCAAACATCATAACTATTCTAAGTGATTGCCATCAAATCCTTAATGATTTGTATGTATATTATTTTTTCGGATTAGATCGGAGCATGGATGTTATCGGGGTGCCTACCTTTACTCCATTGAATAATGATTTACTCGATTATGCAGCAGGGTATCAGATGAGTATTACCTTTGCACTCAATGACTGGACCGATTGTGCCGTACCGATTTAAACAAATCGAAAGGATAAAGTAATATAGGTATGAGCTTACCTAATTGGTGGGGTGATTGGAGACCTCAGCTAGATCCACATAGTGGTAACCTACAACCTACTGACTTAATAGAGTGTACTTCTATTGTTGGAGGGTTACCTGTTAACACAGCTATCACCGGTCAACAAATCATTAACGCTGCTTCAAGTAGTGGTGCATCCTGGGGAGGTATTACAGGTATACTATCTAATCAAACTGACCTACAGAGTGCATTGAATGGTAAGCAAGCTACTTTAGTGAGTGGTACTAACATTAAGACAGTTAACTCTACTTCATTGCTTGGTAGCGGTGATGTTGCTGTACAACCTACATTGGTATCAGGTACTAACATTAAAACAGTTAATGGCAACTCACTGCTAGGCAGTGGAGATGTCACTATCAATGGCAACCCAAAGACATTAACTAGTATGGTAGGCAGTAACTTAATAGGTACAGCAAATCAGATAAGTGCTTCATATAGGATAGCAGGAGGTACTATTGCTACTAACAATAGCATATATATACGCAATCTGTTAACTAAGACAGCAGGCTCAACAGCATCTACTGCTAGGATGTATATCAATACATCTAACAGCTTGACAGGAGCTACCTTATTAGCTACTGCAGGTAGTATGACAGGTACTACATATGTACAAAGATTTGAAAGAAACTTTTATTTTGATGGTACTAACCTATATGTGTATAACCCTAGCAATGCTATCAGTACAGATCTAACTTCAGGCACACTAACATCAGTAGCCTTCAATCCTGCTATTGATTATTTTTTAATTTTTGCAGTTCAAAATAGTAGCACTACACCGGATAACTTAGGGCATAAGAGAGTAATAATACAACTATATGATTAATCATGGCATACGCTAACAATGGTGAGTTTAATGTTAAGTATCCTACAAGGAGAAGGATGCAGAGAATACTACAAAAGATAGTATTAGCTAATGGTCTATACCAGGAAGGTACACTTGAGGAGTCTATCCGGATAAATGCCAAAGTGCCTGCATTAGGTAACTTGCAGATTGAGATCATTGCCATGTATTACTTTATCTTTCTAAATAATGGAGCACAGCTATGGAATGGTGGAGTCATTGAGCCTTACTACATAGTTAACCAATTTACTGAAGCATTAGATGCTGAAGGTATTACTGCAGAGATATATCAACAATACACTGAGTGGTTAACACAAAAGTATCCATTGTTACAGGTAGCTCGTATCTTGGAGAGCAATAAAAGCATAACATATACGTTTACTCCTGTAGATGCACCTGCAGGCTTCACTCCAGGATACCCATTAGATGTATATTAAATATCAAGCTCTTTTTTCATGGATATGATATTGAACACATAGATAAGAGGTAGATTACCTACTGCTCTGCTCTTTGTGATATCTCCATTGGTTAATCCATATATAGTCTGCTCCCATGACCACTTGACAGCTGACTGTTCTTTTTTAATCTCTTTTATCTCTTCAGGTGTTAGCTCCTTCTCTTCCTCTTCAGTTAGCTCATCATCAAGGTCACCACTAAATAAGTTCTCATAGTTTTTTAGGAATGTATCTCTGTACTTAATGAACTCACCAATGATACCATATACTTCAGTAATGGGTAGGTCAAGGAACTTCTCAGCTCTAATGTTGCAGTCATAGTCATATGGCTCAAGCACTTCCTCATTCCATTCATTTATTCTAGTTTGCCTATAACAGATAGCACATACTTTATCCAGATTACTTAGGTAGTTATTTTGAAAGAAGTAGTCAAGGTCAATATACTCATAAAGTGTGAGCTTGTTGAATGGCTTGAACTTCATGCCAAGTACCTCATGCTTATATCTCTTAGATGGCTCGGATGTACACCATTTAGCCTCTGCTACAAGTTCTGCCAACTCATCAACATCAAGGTCTTCAATAATATCAATAGGCTCATCAGCTAATATAGATACAGCCTCACTATTAAAGTAGTAGGCTCCCTGCTCTTTATCTATCTTACTATACTCAATGAACTGCTCAAGACTGACTTGACTCCACTGATTGGGTAGCTTGACCATTATTTACCTGTTTCGCAATTTTTTCAGCAATGTATATAAGATAAGGCATAGCAATACTTGCATTAAGCTTTCTAATTAATCTAGCTTTTTGCTTGATGTGTGCATCTGTATAGTGTTCAGTATTGGATAGGTCCACTCTTTTAAACATGACTGCCAACATCTCTGACACATATCCTTTATCTTTTCTTAGTGCAATCTTTTCAATGAGCTTAGTATCTCGTACTGTTAACTTCAGCTCTGCCTTATATGTGTATCCTTCAATCTCAAGCTCTTCCACTACCGGATAGTCAGTATCCTTATCTAAGCTATTGAAGTCTTTAACAATAGCAATGAAGTCAGCCACATCAGTATCCCAGAACTCACTCTCAGGTATTCCAAGATAAGCAAACACTTGAAGGTGTTTATCAATTGGATCAAGCTCTTGATTGTTATTGATTTCAGTAATAGCTTCAAACTGCTCAATGGTCAGCTCATCAATTTGGTTAGGGATTTCCCTGTTAAGTATTGTTATCATGCTTTAAAATTTGAACAAATATACTCTTTTTTTAATATAGGTGTATGGCCAAAAAGAACTTACCAATCTATAAGATAACTATAGACCCTGAATACGCTGAAGATGGCGAGGACCTTGGTATTGAGCAGATAGCTTTCACAGCTAACCCTGCTATCAAAGTAAAGGGTATGGCATTCAGTTCTCAGGTTAAGCCTGTATTCTTTTCTGATGACTTAAAATATCGCATCACTGCACCTGCTCTTATTCCTATGGAGATATACAGGTTTGATGAAGATACTGACCAAGAGTATTATGTTAAATTCAGTCAGGAAGAGATTGAAAAGATACACGCTAAGTTCATGAGAGAGATGGTTAACAGAGACCTCTTCAATCTTGAGCATGACCAATCTAAGACCGTACCTGCTTATGTACTTGAGGCTTGGATAGTAGATACTCCAAAAGAAGACAAAGCATATTCATCATTTGGTATTGAAGTACCGGAAGGTACTCTTATGGTTACTGCTCAGGTAACAGATAAGGAATACTACGCTGAACTTGTAGCACAAGAGCAGATAGGCTTCAGCATTGAAGGATACCTTGGGATGAAACTAAAAGAGCAACAACCAAATAATATAAAAATGAATAAACTACCTGATGGAGAGCATCTAATTGAAGGTAAAATCTACGTTGTAAAAGATGGAGAGGTTATTGAGATTAGAGAAGCTCAACAAGTGGAGGCCTCAGAAGAGGTAGCCCTTGAAGACACTGTTATTGAAGAAACAGTAAAAGAAGAAATGCCTGCAGAGGAGGCAACTATGGCAATAGATCCTGCTGTTGATACAGAGGCTATCCTTGCTATAGTTAAGCCTGCAATGGATGAGCAAATGAACACTTTACTACAGATGATAGCAGACCTTAAGACACAACTTGAGGATTTGACTTCAACTGAAGTAGAGGAGGAGACAGTGACTGAGGCTGTAACTATGAGTGTACAGCAAAGATTTAGTAATGTAAACAAATTCATAAACAAATAAAACCATGCGTAAATTAAAATTCGATCTTCAAATAGATCCTACTGCTTTATTAGCAGCTAACCCAGAGGCCTTCTATTCTAAGGCTTATTTGTCAGAAGATACTGCTGACAACTATCGTGCTCTTCCTGGAGTAAAGTATAAGACAAAATTGGCATCTGTAACATTTGGTAACATCCTACAGGCTTCTAGCTGTGCGTTCACCGCTCCCAATGATGACTTAGATGCTAAAGAGATTGATGTATGTGCATTGTCTGCAATGGCTCAGATTTGTCAGTTTGACCTTGAGCAATCATTCTTATCTCTTCAAATGACAAAAGGATCTAACGGAGATTTCTCTGTAGCATCTTTCATGAGCTTTTACTGGTCAGAAATGGCTAACAAAGTAAATGGAGATATCGAGAGCATCCGTTGGCAAGGTGATACAGCTTCTTTGAACCCTACATTAGCTTTATGTGATGGTTACGAGAAATTGTTAGGTGCTCCTGGTTCAGGTGTTATCAATGGAGGTACAGGTAACATTACTAACTTCACAGGACTTGAGGCTGCATTGTCTGCTGCTTTCGCTTTATTGCCTGCAACAATTGCTACCAGAACTCAAGACCTTCGATTATATATGCCAACTCAATTGGTAAATATCTACCGATTAGGTGTTGCTGGTGGTAACACTCAGGCATACATCACTCAAGATCTTTCTTTGACATTCTTAGGTATTAAGATTGTAGTTTGTCCAGGGATGTCTAACAATACTTTCGTATGGACCTTGAAGGATAACTTAATCTATGCTTTCGATGCGGAAGGAGATAGCTCTGATTTACGAGCTGTAAACTTAGCTGATACAGTTGCTGAGCCTTACATCCGAACTCGTGCGAACATGAAAGTAGGATTTAACTTTGTTAACCCTGCAGAGATCGTTTTCTATTCTTAATCATTAACCATGAGCCCTCAGCAATGGGGGCTCTTTAATACTTAAAACCATGTCTTGTCAAGCTCTCGAAGCCATTTTAAAATCATGCGACAATAACAGTGGTGGTATCTATGGTATTTGGATTAACCAACAAGATGAGATTGCCTCTATAACACCAGCAGATCCCTCAGCAGGAGCAGGTTGGGCTATTACAGCAATTGCTCTTCAGGCTACTCCTGTAACATTTGAAAACTACTACATCCGTCGCAACACATCTAACTTCACTGAAGATAGCACTATTGACTTAGTTAATGGTAGCTCTTTTGTGACTCAAACAATCAACCTAGTATTCCATAGAAGAGAGGCTGCTAAGTCTCGTGCTATTAAGATATTAGGCTCAGGACAACAATACTTGACTGCTATTGTATTGGATGCTAATGGTAAGTATTGGTATTTCCCTTACTTACAAGTATCTGCTACAGGTGAAGGATCAGGTACAGCTCGTGCTGATGGCTCTAAGTACACAGTTACTTTGGTAGCTGAGAATGAGTATCTAGCATACGAGGTAACAATGAGCCCTGCTGCACTAGCTGCAATCGGAGTATCTTAAAATTCTGCCTCTATATATTAAGGCCCTGCCACATGGTGGGGCTTTTTTTATGAACATTTGACAAACGTAATTTAATATAGGTGTGATATACATTGACCAAGGTGTTATTAATCAGTTCGTACTGACTTTATCAGAGGTAACTACTGTGACTACACCTCATTATTTATTTGTGTTCACCAATGAAATGAATACAACCAGCACACCTCAGCTCTTTACATCTGCTGACACAAGTGCATATCCTGAGAGATACAACCTGTTTACTCTTGATGAGCCAACAGATATATCACTACTCAAAGGGCAATACACTTATGAAGTATATGAGAGCTCAACACCATTCGTGCTACCTTTATCTATCAATCAAACTACAGGCGTAGTAATTGAAGAGGGTAGAATGGTGGTAAGTGGTCCTGCAGGTACATCAATATATGACTAATTATGGCTTGGTACGAAAGATTATTTAACAAAAAACCAAAGGGCCCTGAAGTAGTAGAGGGTTATCAATCATTCAGCACACCATTCCTACCGGTAGGAAGAGGTAACTTAACACTACCTTATGTTAATGGTAGGTATGTGCAGGAGTCATGGGTAAGATTTGGAGAAGGCAACCTTTATCCAGAGCTACTTAATCAAATATACTACAGCTCACCACTTCATGGTGCTATTGTTGACTTCAAGACCAATGCTGTGATTGGTGGAGGGTTTAATCTTACCACTGACAAGCTAACACCACAGGAGAAGGTTGAAATGTTTAGCTTTGAAAAGAAAGCTAACCTTAAGCATACAGTTAAGGCTGTGACTAA